AAAAACGAAAAGTAAAGCAAGAATCGGAATGGAAAAAATATTATGGGTCTTGTCCGGACTTAAAGAAGATATTGTCAAATATGGCAGACAAAGTTTTAGCAGAACTATGTTATCTTTACATTCTACAAAGGGCAGAACAAACTACGAAGAGACAAGGCAACTATTTGATAACAAAGTCCTTACAGAATCCCTTGACGACGGGACCCCAAAGTACTATAATAGCAACATCCTCTCAAGGTACTTCCGAAAAAATTATTATGGAATCGATGACTGAAGACATTGTTGCTGGTGTGCGTGAATGGTCAATGGAAAGAATGGACAACACAAATCATGAAAATGCCCAAGCAATTTATGAAGAGTTTGCAGAATGGATAGATCTTGATAATGTGGATAGTGTTGATATTATGACTATAGAAAATGAATGATCCTGACCTAGACTATGCTAATGAAAATAACATATTCAAGAGTGATCAGAATACGGTAGAATGGACAGAGATGTTTATTAGGATGAGAGACAAGTATGGTGCTGTACAACCTGATCCTATAACAGGATTGGGCGTATCTTATGGAAATGGAAGGGCTCATAGTTAAACGGATATAACTACTCTCTTCTAAAGAGTTATTCTAGGTTCGATTCCTAGTGAGCCTGTATTGATAATCTCGATGCCTGTCAGTGCTAACACTGACGTTTTGCGGATGTAGTTCAGCGGTAGAACGCTATCCTTCCAAGTTAGATGTCGTCGGTTCGATTCCGATCATCCGCTTCCCCCCTTATCATGTTCGGGTTGCTAGCTCAGAGGTAGAGCATTCGGCTTTTAACCGACCGGTCCTGAGTTCGATCCTCAGGCAACCCATTATTCTAAATATTAAACATAAAATGATTATTGTTAGATGTAGGGATTGCAATAAAGAATTGCATAGTAGTACTAAAACAAAGGTTTGTGGTTGTCCCAATATGATGACAGTTACTGCAGATAAAGTTTCTGCGATTGACTTGTCAAAGGTTGTTATGATAAACTCTAACCAGAGAGAACAGCAAAAAAATATTCTTTCAAGTAGTGATCTTGTATATCAGGAGGAAAGACGTAAACGTAAAGTTAAAAGATTAGACTTTGATGTTCGATAAATTCTCAGTTATAGTTTCCTAATATTTAATATTGTCTAACAAATCATTAGATTAAATAGAATTGTATATGCTTATTTGTTACTTATGCATCGTGACACTTTAGAAAATTGGAGAAAAATTAAAGTAAGTTTTGAAGAATCTGGTAACACAGATAACTTTTTTTATATTCGAGCTTGTGCTATAGTTAAGGGAGAATCTGATCCCATGGAAGATTTTCTAAATGACGTACCGAATGAATGAAATTAGATCCAGCAATTATGTGAACGAAGAAAGAGTACAGGAGATGATTGATGATTCCATCAGAAAACACAATAGGAATGCTGGAATTCTTTCTATGTTGGTCGGTTGGGTTGTTCTTGCATTATTTGCTGAAGGCCTCCTCAGATTAATAGGTACTATACCACCATTATTACCATGGTTAAAAATTACTTTGGAGTAAAATGAGTCTTTTATTTGTATTCGCATTTATAATTTTGCTTGTTACTGCGATGGGAGTTACATGGCCTGTGAGATATAGGGGGTAATGAAACCATTAATTCTTATTGCATGTTTTCTTCCTTTGGTTATTATCTTTATAGTAATGAAACTTGTTGTGTGGATTTCTGCCGTTAATGTTGAATCTAATTATGTCAGAGAAGAATCTTTACGACAACGAGGACCATTTGTGGCAGACCCATATGCAGACGTTGATGAAGAGGAAGAAGAGTATGGAGATCGCACAGATTATCGATGATGCTTTATATCAATACTATGTTGTAGAACGTGGTAAGGAAGTTCCTAATTGGAGATATATGAAAGATCAAGATTGGTGGATTGAATATTTAAAACAATTGGGGATTGACCCAAGAAACCCATGATACATAAATTAAGTCATTTTTCCGCATACATATTAACCACACCTACAACACTTGGATTTTTGTGTATGTTACTGGTAATTGTTCCTATATTAGGAATATGGGCAGTTCATAAATATGGATGGGAGCATTGGGAACCTTTTGACAAAAACTATAAGTAATGAGTTTAATAAAGTCTATAGACTGGACTTGGAATCAAGGAAAAGTCTTTACTATAATTGAATATTATTGCGGAAAGAAGGATATAAGAGAAAATTTAGAACCACCCCCAACAAAAGCGTGTCATGATATTGCACATTTCATTTGTGCAATGAATGGTAATCTTGAATGGGATTATGCTATTGCTCCGAATCATATTGCAGAATATAATGCAGTATTTGTAGAGAATCTTTTGTCTTCATTTTCTCATTGTTATTATAATAATTTAATTATAGATATTAAAACCCACTCAAATATAATTTTTAATGAGATGAAATGGTTTGCGAAAAATTATTATAAAATACATAGAGATCATCCTAGTGAGAAACGATACTGTGAATTGAAGGAAGATTTTTTAAGTGTTATTGATTTGGATATTCTTGTTCAGTATTTTGTCCCATATTATCAAACGTATGTTATTGGAACTTTAGTTGGTACTAGTGAATTTGATATATCGGTAAAATTGGATTCAAGTATTGAATATAAGTTTGAACCACTATATAATTATCTAACAAAAATTAAAACTAACTTATTGGAGAGAAAGAAGTAGTATGAAAATCTTTACAGAAAAAGAATGGGAAGAAAACTTTGATAAACTCTGCAAAAGAGCCGAAGAGGGTGAGATGGTTGGAGTTATTAGAGAAGATGGAACAGCATCAGTAATTATGCCATCAGATAAATATATAAAAAACGAGTATAATGTCTAACTCTCTTACTGAATGGGATAATCAATCCGCAGCTGAAAAGATTGTAAGGTATAAAAAAGATGCCGATGATACTGCCAGGAAGAAAGTAGAAAGTAAGTATGGTAAGAGAAGAATATCTAGAAGTGGTAAGGATTGGAAGCAATTCAAGAAAGATATTGAGTCTGCTAAAGATAGATTGCGTCCTGGTGAAGTAAGAAAATATGACAAAGAGAAGGGTAAATGGATATCAAATAAAGACTGATTAGTAGTGGTTGACCTATAGTATTCTTTTGTGTATAATTCTATTATACATAATCACAAGATGCATATTTATTCCGTGGAATATTGGCAAAGGAACTGGGAGTCGCTAGTAGAGAGAGTGGAAAATGGGGAAACATTGGGTGTTGAAAATGATGCAGGAGATAAGGTATTAATGATGGCCAGTGATGATGAGATTATTCGTATTTACACTGAACAAAATAATGAAGCATCATGAGTGCTTTTGGTGATTGGGGGGTCTAGCAATCTGGTGAATGCACCAAACTCATAATTTGGATAAGGCGAGTTCGATCCTCGCGACCCCTATTGACATGATGCTGCCAATACACTATAATAACAAGGTCAACAAACAAAGCAATGACACTGACTAGTAAGTTCAAGAAAGACATTCAAACTCTTCGTGGTGCTGTAAATGGTGATTTCTTCCTAGATGTGAAGAATCCAAAACTTCTTAAAAAAGTTCGTCGTTATTATGAGAACACTGGAGTCGTCTTCTCAGGTGATCCTCTTGATGATTATGATATTTTGATGGAGCAAATTGCCATTGATCTTGAGTCTGTGGAGGTGGCGTGAAAGATCTTTGTGAAAAAAGTCTATTATGAAGTTTACTGTGATTGATCGTGATGAACTCTATGAGGCATCAGAAGTCAACACTAACCTAGAGATTGTTGAACATAAGGTCACAGATCATTTGCGATATTATACAGTAGATAATTTTCTTAAAAGACCCTACAAATTAATACCATTACTACAAAAGTTTCCTGCTTTATCTGGTATTACTTATGGTGCCAGACAGCAGTTTACTCCTATTGAGTTGCGAAACTTGATTCTCGCATATTGCAATATAGGTAAAGAGATTGGACTAGAGTTGAATCCTAAAAGTTGGATCACTTCTAGCAATATCATGTGGAAAGACATGCCGACTAAAGATCATGACTGGAGACCACATAATGACTTTGATGTGGTTAGTATGATTTGGTTGACAGATACAAAAGGTGGAACAGGATTCTACAATTTTCATGGTTGTCCAGCATTTAAAATGCTTGATAATCGTGGTAAAATGTTGTTGCAAGATGAGGATATTCCAAGAGAGACTAAACCCTGGAAAACTTTTGAAGGTAATCATGAATGGGAATTATATCACATTGCCAAAACAAAGTTTAATAGTGTAGTCTTTTACAATGGAGATTTTTTCCATAGTCCTTATCCTACCTTTGGTAAAGATTATAGGTATAATCTAGTATCTTTCTATCAAGATTAAACTAAATATATTTTGAGTTTATTAATTAAAACTATGTCAACAAAAGGAACAGCAGCAAAGTCTGCAAGTGGTGCAGCGATGTCAAAGTATGATGTTGAAGTGGAAGAAAGACTTAAAGTATTGGAGAAAAAAGCACATACTCAATGTAGTGGGGGCGGAGATTCTGCTAGAATCTCAGCATTAGAAGCAAAATATACAGATCTTCTTGATGAGTTGAAAGCGGCAAGATTAAATCTTGATTTTAATAATCTTTCCCTTTAAAAATTCTCTTTTTATTTAATGTGGGTGGTTGCATAAACCACCCTTTTTTAGTATAATTTAAACAGATTAATAATTATAATGAAAATTGGATTTAACTGTAGTTCCTTCGACTTGTTTCATGCTGGGCATGTGACGATGTTGAAATTGGAAAAGGATTTATGTGATTGGTTGATTGCAGCCCTGCAAGTTGATCCAACTATTGATCGTCCTGGTATTAAGAATAAACCTACGCAAAGTGTTTATGAGCGATATGTGCAGTTGCAGGGATGTAAGTATGTTGATGAGATTCTTGTTTATGAGACAGAAGAAGATCTTATCAATATGATCAAAACCCAGAGAATTGATATTAGATTCTTGAGTGAAGAATATAATGATAGGGATTTTACTGGAAAGCAGTATTGTATTGATAATGATATTGAAATTCATTATCATAAGAGACAACATAAATATTCTTCTACGGAACTTAGGGACAGAGTATATACTTTGGAAAAGGAAAAGAAAGAAAAACCGGAACCCAGAGAATTAGAACAATATTCTCCAGAACTTTTAAATGCATATGGTGATGGGTAAATGACAATTTTAGTAACGGGTGGTGCTGGATTTATTGGAAGCAATCTTTTACATACTTTATCTGAAGTATATGGTCATGTAGTTTGTTTGGATAATTTAACTTATGCAGCAGATGTTAATAACATGCCCAAGAATTCTAATAGATTTTGTATTGAACTTTATGAGGGTGATATCTGTGACGAAGATTTTGTTAGTAGTGTTTTCTTAAAATTTGCTCCAAGATATGTGATGCACCTTGCTGCAGAAAGTCATGTTGATAATTCAATCAAAGATTGTCGTCCATTTGTATATTCAAATGTTCTTGGTACAGTTAATCTTCTTCAACAATCCCTGAAGTATGAAGTAGAGAAATTCTTACACGTCTCAACTGATGAAGTCTATGGTTCTATCGAAGATGGATCATTCACTGAGGAAACAATCTACAACCCAAGAAATCCTTACTCTGCATCTAAAGCATCTAGTGATCATTTTGTAAATGCTTTTCATCACACTTATGGTCTTCCTACAGTGATTACTAACTGCTCAAACAATTATGGTCCCAGACAATACAAGGAGAAGTTGATTCCTCAAACGATTCTGAATCTAATTCAGAACAAAAAGGTTCCTGTTTATGGAGATGGACAGCAAGTTAGAGATTGGTTGTTTGTTACTGACCATTGTGAGTCTCTAATTGAAGTTTTAAACAAGGGTAAGGTTGGAGAAAAGTATAATATTGGTGGGGAGTGTGAAGTAAAGAATATAGATCTTGTCAAAAAGATTATCAATTTACTTGGTAAAGATGAATCTCTGATAGAATATATACAAGATCGTCCTGGTCACGACAGGAGGTACTCGACTAGTATTGAAAAAATTTCCAATGAACTGAATTGGAAACCTAGATTTAATTTAGATGATGGTCTCGCACAAACGATTGAATGGTATGAAAATTATTGACATTGGATTGAAAGATGCACTTCTAATTGAAGTCGATAAGTATATTGATAGTAGAGGATTCTTCATAGAATCCTTTAATGAGAAGAAGTTTGATCTTGGGTATGATTTTGTCCAGGATAATCACTCTATGTCTCATAGAGGTGTTCTAAGGGGTCTCCACTATCAGATTAAACATCCTCAAGGAAAACTTGTTCGTTGCATTAGGGGAACTGTTTATGATGTTATTGTTGATCTAAGAGAATCATCTGATACTTTTGGTGAGTGGTATGGTATTGAACTGAATAGACCAGAACTTCAACTATGGGTTCCTCCTGGATTTGCTCATGGATTCTATACTCTGAGTGAAGTGGCACATGTCACATACAAGACGACAGACTTTTATTATCCAAAGCACGATAGAACACTTCTTTGGAATTCTCTGGATATTAACTGGCATATCCTTGAGACACCTATCCTTTCGGAGAAAGATAAATACGGAAAATCATTTACTGAATGTGATAAGTATGAATAGTGATACTGCAGTTATTGTTCCTGCATATTGTGGATCCAATACTATTGAGGAAGAGAAGCAAAAGAGGTTGATGACAAAGACTCTATGTAAGTCTTTGTATGAGGCAGGACATTTTGTTGTTCTAGCATCACATTCTACTATTGATATAGAAACTCAAAACTATTGTCATTTGTTTGTTTATGACTGTGACAATAGTTTTTCTGTGGATGGAATTCCTGAAAGGAATAGACCTCATAGTGTGGCTGAACTTACTTCCATACATAATGCATTGAAACTTCTACCAAAGAGAATTAAGTATGTTCTCAAGGTTTGTTATGACAATCAACCGGATTTTGATTTTGCTGATGTAATTCAAAAAGCAAAAAACACTGGTAAAAAATTAGTCACTGGTAAGTGGGGAAATGATATTACGTTGGGAGTTCATCTCTGCTTCTTTGATATTGGCTTTTTTCATGAGACTTTATCTTTTGATGAACTTCCTAGATATGATTCTCAGCCAAATTTAGAACATGTATGGTATTCTTCTGTTAGGGACAAGGGACTTTTAGATCAAGTTCATAGTTCTGAAATGTACGACAGACCTCCATACTTTTTTGGTCATGAAGTAAAACAATATTCCAATGATGGCGGTACACGATTAGTAGATTATCCATATGGGTAACTTTTACAAAGTAATAGATAATTTTCTGGATGAAGAAACTGCAAAGAAAATATCTAACGAATTTCCAGATTATTATTCTGACTTTTGGGTAAATTATGATAACCCAGTAGAGAATAAAAAACTAACACCTTCATGGTCTAAGTTTGGTCCTGTAAGTTACCAGACTTTTTTTCATTGCTGTACTCCATCATTTACTAGTTGTATGCAGGAGTTGATGGGTATAGAGAAATTGTATCCAGATTATGGACTGCATGGTGGTGGGTATCATATCCATAAGAAAGATGGTAAACTTAATCTGCATAAAGACTATTCCATTCATCCAAAATTGAAACTCAGAAGACGACTTAATCTGATTATTTTTCTTTCTCAAGATTGGAATCCTGAATGGGGTGGAGCTTTAGAACTCTGGTCCAATGATCCAGAAAAAAACAAACCAAAAGATAAAGTCGTAGAGATTGAATGTTTGTTCAATCGTGCTGTTGTCTTTGATACTGTTGCTCCATATTGGCACGGACTTCCTACCCCAATAAACTGTCCTGAAGATAGGTTCAGAAAAACTATTGCAATGTACTATTTGGATGATCCTGAAGAGGAAACTGAAGAAAGGTACAGAGCTCTGTTTGCACCATCTGAAGAGCAACAAGGTGATAATGAAGTTCTAAATTTTATTGAAAAGAGAAGTGAACTATGAGTAACTTATCTGTCTTTGGATCTACAGGATATATTGGTAATACTTTCTGTGAGTTATTTCCAGATAAAATTGTCAGGATTCCTAGAGAAGATAGAAACTTTGATTCAAAAGAAGTTTTGTATTTTATTAGTACAACAACAAATCAAAATATATTCAAAGATCTCCACGTTGATATTGATACCAATCTAAGTTTATTTGTTGACATCCTATCTAACTGTAGAGACAAGGATGTCATTTTTAATTTTATTAGTTCTGGATTTGTGTATGGAAATGACGTTCTTGATTATAAAGAATGGTATAGTTGTAATCCAACAGGATTTTATTCCATCACAAAACGAACTGCAGAACAACTTTTGATTTCATATTGTAAGACTTTTGGAATTAAATATAGAATTCTAAGAATTGGTA